TTCTCGAGTGGACTGGGCCCCCTGCAAAGAGAGTCGTAGACAAATGCGCACAGCATGGGTGACGGGTGTTGAGGGCACTTGGCTCCCTCAGGTCCATGCTGTTTGCCCCCACAACGAGGTCTCTGCTCTTGTCCAGAGGGTCCTCGCTCCTTTGCCTACGCAGGTGTTTGATCGCCTTGGGGCAGGCCCGCTTGCCGTCTTCGGACGCATGCGGCGTCTGGCGCGATCCTACACGTGCGGTAAGTGGAGTCTCCTGCAAACGGCTGAGTCTTATAATGGCTTGCTCGGTCGTCGCTACATGGAAGCGTTTCGTTCTCTTGAGTACGACTCGACCATCACGTCTCATGATGCCAAGTTGTCATGCTTCCTTAAAGCTGAGAAGCTAATAGTGGGGGACAAGTTTCCCAAGCCCAGGATGATCTTTCCTAGATCACCCAGGTATAACTTGTCCCTTGCGTCTCGGCTTAAACCGTTTGAGCACTGGTTGTGGGGTTTGCTCACAGCCAAACGGTTGGGGTGTAGCGGTACAGGGAGGTTGTGTGCCAAGGGACTCAACCCTCGTCGGAGGGCCAATCTCATTGTTCGGAAGTTTTCTTCCTTCGATGATTGCGTGGTGTGTGAGGTTGACGGCAAGGCTTGGGAGGCCCATGTGGGCCCTTCCATGTTGAGTGAGGAGGCTAGGGTGTATTGCGCTGCATTTCCTGGTGACAAGGGTTTGCAGTGGCTGCTCAAGCAGCAGCTTGTTCTTTCTGGTAAGCTGCCCTGTGGTGCTGAGTTTTTTCGCCCTGGAGGTCGCGCTAGCGGGGATTTCAACACGGGTATGGGGAATACCTTAGGCATGTTGGCGGTTGTTATACCTGCTCTTGAGTCGTTCGGCGTGCGTTTCGACGTGCTTGCGGACGGCGACAATGCTCTTGTTTTTCTCGAGCGTCGTGATTTCCAGGGGGTGATGGGTGGTTTTGCAGCACAGGTACTAAACTCAAGTGGGCAGGAGCTCACTCTCGAGCCTGGTGTGTCGGTGATTGAGCAGATTCGCTTTGGGCAGTCTGCTCCTGTCTATACTGGCCCTCGTGGTTGGGTCATGGTCCGCGATTATAAGAAGGTTCTCTCAACCGCCACTTCTTCACACAGGTGGTTGAGGGAACCGGCCTTCGCTCGCGAGTATTTGACAGGGGTGGCTAGGTGTGAGCTGTCCTTGGCGAGGGGTTTGCCTGTTCTGCAGGCTTACTCGCTCAGCCTACTATCATCCACGGGGTTTACGAAAAAGGTACGGGCCCATCCGTATCTGGAATATTTTGTGATTGGTGCTTGGTTCGCAGGTGTTGAGGATGTTTTACCAGTTCTTCCCGAGACCAGGTCTAGTTTCGAACGTGCTTTTGGGCTCTCGCCTGACGCACAGGTCCGCGTGGAGGGGGATCTTGTTGTGCCCAATGAGTTGGGTTACACTGTTGTCTCCCCTTTCGCAGATCTCGATCTGGCCGATCCCGGTGTCATGGAGACCTGGTTGGACTCGCGTGTTTAGGTGCCGCTATGTTGCTGTGGTTTTGCCGGTTGCCTCTGGGTCTGTTGAACCCTAACCACTTTGGGGAAGCCTGTATAGTGGGGGTAGTAAACTATCGCATGATTTTCAGCCCGTCGTCCTCGGTGCAGTGCAGTTCAGTCTAGCGCGGCCTGGGCGGCAGCGTTTATTCGCGGAGAGGTGGTTTCATGTGCCCCGATTGTGTGCCAGCATATTGGCGGATATGCCTGCTGTGGTGTGCGTCACGGTGTCAGTAAGTCGCACTACACTGGGGGAGTGGCTCCTCTCAGTGGGTCAAAAGCCCCGTCTAGTCAACGGTTAACATGATGTCCTCCGGGGGAACCTTTGCTTCGAATCTTGGAGCCGGAAGCAAAGGAGTG